CAGGTATCGTGATCGCAAGAGCACCTTCAAGTGCAGGAGTTATTTTTACAGCTACAAATCCAGGTGGTCAACAACCAGGATCAAGTCCAAATTATAATGAAGTCTCTCAAGCACCTAACGGTGACATTGTAGCAAAATTTATAGCATCAGGAACTTTAAATATATTAGATTCAGGATGTGGTGTTAGTGCAGATTATATGATTATTGCTGGAGGTGGATCTGGCGCAAATGGTGGTGGAGGTGCTGGTGGTTACAGATCTTCTGGTTATGGTCCAAGTCCTTTAAGAGGATCAGCTGTAACTTTAGGAGTTGGAACTTATTCAGTAACTGTTGGTGCGGGTGCAACAGGTCAACCTGATTTAAGTGCAGCAGGACCAAATGGAAACCCGTCTAGTTTTTATGGAATTGAATCTGCTGGAGGTGGTGGTGGAGCTTTTGGATCTAACGCTGGAGGAAGTGGTGGATCTGGAGGTGGAAAAGCAGGAAGTTCTTTTGGTTGTGGAGCATTAGGTAGTGGTAATACACCACCGGTTAGTCCGCCACAAGGAAATCCAGGTGGAACAGGTGGTGGCCCTGGTAGTGGAGCTGGAGGTGGAGCTGGTGGAACAGGTGGAAACGGATCTGGATCCGCTGGAGGACCAGGAGGAGCAGGAGTTCCGAACGCAATAACAGGAAGTTGTACTCAATATGCATCTGGAGGTTCTGGTGGTGGAGACTCAGGTGGACCTCAAGCAGCGACACCAGGTGGTGGTGGTCAAGGTGGAACAGGAAGTTCGCCAGGTACAAATGGTGGTGCAAACACTGGAGGCGGTGGTGGTGGAACTAGAGATGAAACTGGAAATTCTGCTGGTAGTAATGGTGGATCAGGAGTTGTAGTAGTACGTGTACCAGGATCAACAAGTGCAAGTGTAGCACCAGGAACTAACAGTATTGCAACATTACCAGCCCCAGCTGGAGGATGTAAAGTAGCATCATTTACAGTAACTGGAACGTTGACAATAAGTTAAATATAAAATATAAATATAATTTTTAAGGAGATAAAATATGGCACATTTCGCAGAATTAAAAACAAAACCAGATCCAACAGGATTTACATCTGATACTCATCAAGTAGTTGAAAGAGTAGTAGTTGTAGGAAACGATTGCGTTCCTTCAGACATGCACCAAGATGGTGAAACATGGTGTATTAATTTTTTCAATGGTGGAATTTGGAAACAAACTTCTTACAATCATAATTTTAGAAAACAATACGCAGGAATCGGAATGATTTATGATCCTGTAAAAGATAAATTTTTAAGTCAACAACCTTACGCTTCATGGTCATTAGATTCAAGTGACGATTGGCAAGCACCAATAACTTATCCAACAATAATTAATGATGGTGCAGATCCAGTTGTATGGACTTACACAATTTCATGGAATGATACAAAATACAATGCTGACAACACTAAAGGTTGGGAAGCAAAATCAAACGACGAATCGGAAACACCTACCAAATATAATTGGAATGGCACAGCTTGGGTGTCCGAATAGGAGACTCAAATGGCCAGATCAAATGGCGGAATAATTGGTAAAAGAAATTTAACATCTTTTGGTAAAAATTTCGAACATAAATTTACATCACCAGGAACATTTTCTCCATGCGGTCCATCAAGTGGAACTAGATTATTAGATGTTGTAATTGTAGGTGGTGGTGGTGGAGGTGGGACTACTAAAGGTGCACCTTCTAACAATTCTGGTGGAGGTGGAGCAGCTGGAGGTGTTTTATTTTTAAGCAGTTTTCCATATTCACCATCAGAAGGAAATAAATCAGTTGTAGTTGGAGGCGGTGGAGCAGGTAAAGGTTCATTAACTCAGTCATCAAGTATGTCAGGTTGTGGAGGATCAGGTACAGCTGGAACTAATTCAGTATGGGGATGCTATACAGCCGTTGGAGGTGGAACTGGTGGAGGTGGTGGAATTAGTTCAGGAACTGATGGAGGTGCTGGAGGTTCTGGTGGTGGGGGACAAGGAAATATAAGTTCTGGTCAACAAGGAGATGGAGGGGCATCTAATCAACCCGATGGTGGATTTTCAAATTCAATAAGAGGAAATGCAGGTGGACCTGGAGGATCAGGTGGATGTAATCGAGGTGGCGGTGGCGGTGGTGGAGCAACTGCTGTTGGAGGAACTGGTGGAGGTTCTGGAGGAGTTGGTGGAGCAGGACTTGCATTAGGAGATGTTTTTCCAATATCAGCACCTTTCGGAGATTCTAATGTAGTTGGAGGTGGTGGAGCTGGAGGTAGTTATATTCCAGCAACTAGTCCTACTGGTGGGCCAAACGGTAAATCAGCCGGTGGAGCTGGAGGTGGTGGAGATGGGGCTTTCAACACTGGTGGTATACCATGCGCACCAACACCTGTCGTAAATGCTTCTACAGCTTGTAATGCACAAGTTAACACTGGAGGTGGTGGTGGTGGCGGAGCACAACAAGGATCTCCTCCTGCTTCTAATACTGGTGTAAATGGTACTGGAAGTGGAGCAGGTGGATCAGGAATAGTATTAGTAAAAGAATTAAACAAAGCAAGTGGTGTGTGGTCAATGCAAAGTCAAATGTCAGCCAAGCAACAAGGAACATGGCCAGAGTTTTTGGTTGATGTAGATTTTGATTATTTAGTAATAGCGGGTGGTGGAGGTGGTGGATCTTCTAGTTGTGCTAACTCTGGTGGTGGAGGTGGAGCTGGTGGTTTTAGAACATCTTTTCCAGGAGGAACAAAAATTACTTTATCAACAGGAACACATACTATAACAGTTGGAGGTGGTGGTGCTGGAGGCACAAGTCCATATCCCAATGGTGGTAGTTCAGGTCAAGATTCAATTTTTTCAACAATTACATCATCAGGTGGTGGTGGAGGTGGACCTAATATTCAAGGAGGTAGTCCATCAAGAACAGGAAATACTGGAGGTTCTGGTGGTGGAGGTGCTGGAGGTTCTCTTAATCAAGCAGGAGGAGCAGGAAACACGCCTTCTACAAGTCCTTCACAAGGTAATCCAGGAGGAAATTCAGCTAATGGTCCAAGTGATGCATCAGGTGGCGGTGGTGGTGGAGCAGGTGGAACAGGTGGAAATGCAAGTGGAGCACAACCAGGAACAGGTTTTGGTGGAGTAGGTGGAAATGGAACAGCAAATTCAATTACAGGAAGTCCAGTAACTTACGCTGGTGGTGGAGGTGGTGGTTCTAGTCCCGTATTGGGACCAGGTGGAGCTGGTGGACCTGGTGGTGGTGGAGCAGGAGGAGCTAATGCTCAAGGTGGAGCTGGTACAGTTAATACAGGTGGTGGTGGAGGTGGATCAAATTCAGATTCAGGTCCAGACATTGCAGGTGGAGCTGGTGGAGCAGGTATAATTATTGTAAAAGCACCTGGACCTCAAGCACCTTTAATTTCTGTTACTCCTGGTTCTAATAGTTATAGCATTCCTACTGGAGTTGCTACATTCAATGTTACAGGTGAACTTATTATTGGTAAATAAGATTGTGTTGACTTCTTAACAACAGGTGTTATATTAATTTCATAAAGACATATGAACTTAACAAACTATTATTGGTATTTTAAATCAGCAATACCTCACAGAATTTGTGATGATATTTCTAAATACGGAAAACAACTTCAACAACAAATGGCAGTCACTGGTGGTTATGGTGATAAAAAATTAAATCAAAAACAAATTAAAGATTTAAAAAAGAAAAGAGATTCAGATATTGTTTGGATGAATGATAGATGGGTTTATAAAGAAATTCAACCTTACATACACCAAGCAAATGCGTCAGCAGGTTGGAATTTTAATTGGGACTTTAGTGAGTCTTGTCAATTTACAAAATATAAAAAAGGCCAGTATTATGATTGGCATTGCGATAGCTGGGATCGACCTTATCAACGACAACAAGGTGATCCATCGCACGGTAAGATTAGAAAATTATCAGTGACAGTTACTTTATCTGATCCAAAAGATTATAAAGGTGGTGAACTAGAATTTGATTTTAGAAATCTTGATCCAGATAAAAAAAGAAACGTTAAAAAATGTACAGAGATATTACCTAAAGGTTCTTTAGTTGTATTTCCTTC